TCGGTGCATCAGCAGATGCAGGCTGTACGTGAACTCGCCAACGGTGACATCATTGTCCCGTTGAACGAGTTGGATCGCAACGCCCGTTCTTCGGTTGCCAACCTGCTGGTTCAAGGGTTGGATCAGATGTCGATGCGTGTCGCTTCCACGATGCCGTCCCCGTATTTCCCGGCGTTCCGTGAAGGTTCGGAACGATCAAAGGATTTGGCTAACACTCGTAAGAAGGCGATGTTGGCGATGTGGGATGAGAACCGGATGAAGATGGTGTTGCGTCGTCGCGCACGCCATCTGCTTGCTTATTCGTCGTCGGCTGTCGTGTTGAAACCTGATTTCAAGACGCTTGTTCCCCGTTGGCACGTCCGTAACCCGCTGGACACCTACCCGTGTCCTTCGGAAGACCTTGATAACCCGGTTCCGTACGACTGCATTTTCACGTATCGGAAGCCTTATTCGTGGCTGATGCACAACTATGGCCCGCTTGTGGCCGGCCGTTTGCGTATGGGTCGTGTTGATCCTGACACCATGTTCACTTTGATCGAGTATGTGGACGAATACGAGATCGTCATGGGTGTGTTGGGTGCAGATGAAAACCCCAATTTCACTCCGCATGAGAACGCCGGTTTGGACTCTGTGGAGTTGGAACGAATCGTCAACCGTGCCGGTGTCCCGCTCGCTATCGTCGCCAACCGTACGACTCTCGATAAGCCGCACGGCCAGTTTGACGGTCTGTTGGGGATGTATTACACGCGTGCAAGACTGCAAGCGTTGACCGAAATCGCTATTGAGCGAGGCATTTTCCCTGACGAATATTTGGTGGCTCGCCCCGGTGAGAACCCGGAGATCGTCCAGCTCGCGGACGGTAAGGCCGGCATTTTGGGTGTGTTGAAGGGCGGCGACCTTCAGATTCAGCAGGTCAATCCGGGCTATAAGACTGAGCAGGCGTTGGATCGTTTGGAACGTCAGGAACGTTTGGAGGGTGCTATTCCCGCCGAGTTCGGTGGTGAATCTGGCACGAACATTCGTACCGGCCGTCGCGGTGAGAACGTGCTGTCCGCGACGATCGATTTTCGTGTGCAGGAAGCACAGGAAGCGTTCGCTCAGTCGTTGTTGGCTGAGGATAAGGTTGCTATCGCTATCGAGAAAGCGTATTGGGGTAACACTCCGAAGTCGTTTTTTATGCCGGGTCGAGCGACGGCCGGCAAGGTGGATTACACGCCGAACAAGGTTTGGGAAACCGATTTCCATTACGTGTCGTATTCGGCCGCTGGTTCGGACGTGAACAATCTGATTATCGGTTTGGGTCAGCGTGTCGGTACTGGTTTGATGTCGAAGGAGTCGGCACGTGAGGCTGATCCTCTGATCGCTGATCCTGATATGGAACATGATCGGATTATCGCGGAGGGTGTGGAAGCCGCTTTGTTGTCTTCGATTCAGCAGCAGGCCGCGAATCCTGCTGGCCCGTATCAGCCTGCTGATCTTGCGTTGCTTGTCCGAAAGGTTCTTGTGGATTCCAAGAGTTTGTATGACGCGGTGTCTGAGGTTGATCGGGCTGCGAAGGAACGTCAGGCGCAGGAAACTGCTGCGATGTCTCCTGAAGCGCAGCCCGGTTTGGCGATGCCGGGTATGGGTGCGGAACAGCCTGTTGCGTCTGCGCCTCCGGCTGGTATTGAAGGGTTGCTCGCTCAACTTGGTGGTGGCTGATGGCCGATTATCCGAATCGTTCTGATCTTCGTAATCCTGCGACTCGTAAGATGGCTTTTACGGGGCAGACGTATGGTGAGGGTGCGGCGCAGGCTCGTTCTCAACAGCAGGTGTCGCCCGGTTCGTCGCCTGCTGATGTGCAGGCGCAGCGGGCTGCTCGTCCGGTTCCGGGTGCTGGCGGCGATTTGTTGCGACCGACTGAACGTCCGAATGAGCCGGTGACCGCTGGAGCCGATTTTGGTGCTGGCCCGTCTGCTGCGGAGATGGGCATTATGCCTCGACGTGTCCCGCAGGATGATGTGTTGGAAACGTTGCGTGCGTTGTATGCGATGTTCCCGAATGATGATTTGTTGGAGATGTTGAGTCGCTACGGAAATAGTGGGTTCTGATGCCGTTTCCTTTGAGTCCTGAAGAAGAAGACAGTCTTGACGACGAACTGGAACAGGCCGATCAACGCTACCAAAATTTGAAAGGAACAGTCGGTTTTGATTTAGCGCAGGCTGTAACAGATTTTTACAAGGTTGCTCCCGCCAGTTCTCCGGGTGCTGTGATTGCGGCAGCTCGCGCATATACATCTGGTGTGATGGATGAGAAGCAATCAAAAGATTTTTTGATGCAGGTTGTTTCTAAAGAAGTTTTCCGTGGGATTCGTGAAGTCAAACCACCAAAGAAGAAAAGTTGGTGGGAACGCAACGTTGTTGATAAAGCAAAAACTGGTGTTCGTTGGGCTGGTGCTGGTGTCACTTGGACTGGAGACGTAGCAACAAACCTTGCTACGCCGGTAATTGGTGCGATCTACAATATTTCCGGTCAAGTCAAAGAAGGCGGTCAAACTGGAACAATTCCCGGTACAACGATTACCCCGCCAACTCCAACAAGCAATCAATACCAGTATTCACTTGAAACTGTTTTTGGTGGTGAATCTGCTTATACGCCCGGATCATTCAACTTAGGTGATGCCCTTTGGGATGCGACTCTGTTGGGTGAAATGGTGCAGAACCCTGATCTGCAAGGCGAAGGATGGTTCCCAAATGCTCGAATTTACGAAATAACAGGTGAACAACAACGCAAACTTCGAGGCACTATCGATGGTCATGCGTTGACGATTGGTAGAGGTCTAGCAACTGTAATCGCGCAACCGGGTTCGCGCGAGTACAACATTCTTTCGGGTCTTATTGATGCCGGTGTCGCTATCAAAACACCAGCACTTCCGGGCAGTAGCTTGATTAGTCATGCGGCCCTTACAACCGCAGGAACTAAAGCAGGCTTACGCACACTTGCCGGATTGACTGATGTCAATTCTGCGTACATCAATCCTAGCAAAGTCGCCAACTTTCTTGATACACGTGCCGGACGTGGAGTAATTGACCGAATTGCAAAAGTCAAAAACATTGATGAAGCGATCAGTTTGTTTCCAACTGCTGACGCAAAATTTTGGAGAGGTGTGGTTGATGTCAAAGACTCAACAACTGCACGTTTGTTCATTGAAGACACTTTAGGTTTGGGTGACATTACGCGTGGTATCGGCCCGAAACGAATCGATCAAGTAAACATCAGTCGATGGGATGATGTAAAACGAAACATCCCGTATTTCGGTTCTCAAAAAGAATCTAAAGTGGCACGTTTGTTGGCTGCCGTTCCGGGTCGTCATGTTGTGATCGAGGGTGGCTCTGATCGTGCTGTTGCGTCATCAATCAAGAATGTCAATAACTATTTGATTCAGGCTCGTTTGCCGAAAGCGCAACGTATTGATCTTGTCAACAAGTTGACGGATGCTTTTGTTTTAGGTGATGGTTCAATCCGTAATGTTGTCATTGAGATTGAGCAGGCGAGTCGCGCCGCTATGCGAAAGTTGGGAGTCAGCGACGAGCTGAACGACATTTTGCATAATGGTCTTTCAGATATGCGAGAGGTGTATCAGAAAGATTTGTACGGCTTCTTGGATAATGCAGGTGCGGCCGGCGATTTGGGTGGAACATTCACATGGATTGATGATGCAGGAAATATTGTGACTTCTGGTCATCCGTTGATGACAGCACATTTGATGTCCGAAACAATGAAACATTCGGTCATGCTTCCTGATCCTCGACGCGTCCGTCGAATCGCCGCAAAATGGTCACCAATTCAAAAAATTACGACAAAACAAGGTTTCATCAATCCCGGCAAATTTTTGACAACTGGTAAAGGCTTGCGTGACGCAACAAAACTTGGAAATTTGAGAACACCTCTTGTTGTTCTTGATTGGATTCAAGGCTATTTGTGGAAACCCGTAACATTGATGACTGGCGGTTACGTCTACCGCAATATGTCTGACTCGTTGTTCCGTCAATCATTTGCTCCCGGAATCCAGACCGGAGTATTCCATCCTCTCGAATTGATCCAAGTTGCGTTCCACAAAAAGTTCAAGGGCGACATTTGGGGTACAACATTCAAGGGCGATCCAGAAGATTTGATTCGTCTAGGACAACAGGAAATGGCCGAAGCTGTTTCTGCTTCAGTCCGCGAAAACATTGGTGACGTGAACCGTCATGCACGGGAAAGACTTACTGGTGCATGGCGACGCGTCCGTCGAGGCGACGGCATCCAAGACTATTCAAAAGCGATTGCCGCCGAAATGGCGTTGCTGCACACAGATGATGTTGCTCGACGACTTGCTTCTGGTCAAACCGTTGATGAAATCATTGATTGGATGAAATCCACTCCTGAGGGCCGCAGACACGTTGACCGTCTTCAGAATATGTGGAAGAACAAGATTATTCCTGATTCATCCGGTCAAAAAACCATTGGAACCGTTGTTTTCAAAGATGCTCAGGGCGCATTGAATGAAACAAATCTTCGCGGTTATATCGAGACTGTTCAACGACGCATTGATCTAAGCACCGGCAAAAATGATTTGTTGCGTGAAATTGTTGCATCAGGGAAATACACGGATGCAACCGGGAAAATTGTTGGTGGTCTTCAGTTTTCACGCACCGGCCAAATCATTGGTTACGAAGATAATTTCCTAAAAGAAATCAACAATGTCGTAAATAACCCGAATGTTGTGCTGAGAGAAACCTATAAAGCACAAGACACCATTGATGTGCTTCGATCAAGTAGTCGTGGAATCCCCGTCATCAAAATGTACGATCGACTTGTTGACAAATTCTTCGCTGAACTTTACCCGAAGCGCGAAAGTTTCTTGAATCGTTCACCAGTATTCAGACAAGAATATTACAAGGTGATTGACAATCTTGCCGATGAACTTGCGCCCGGCGAAGCAGCAATTATCAAAGCAAACATTCAAGCCGCAGCTAAAGAGGCCGGAGAAACATTCAATAAGAAGTTCTTTTTCCGATATGTCGGCAACGATGAAGCAGCCAAGAAACTGTGGGACAAAGCAGAAGGAACGTTGGCTTCAAACGGGAAACTCACGTTCGAAGAAATTGATGCTTATGCCAAAGGCGCAGCCCTAGACACCACTAAAGAACTTTTCTATAACGCTGCTGAACGATCCAACTTTGGTGACATTTTGCAGATCATCACTCCGTTCGGTTCTGCATGGGCTGAAGTGATGAAAAACTGGGGCAAAACGTTGACTACCAACCCAGAAGCGTTCAAACGTGGATATGTTGCGATTGAAGGGTTGCGTCAAGCAGACCTCAATAACGATGGTCGAGGTTTCTTTTACACCGACCCTGTAACCGGCGAATACGTTTTCAACTATCCTTTTGGATCACAGACAGTTCCGCTCATGGCGGCTTTTGGTACTGCTGGGATTGGGGCGATTGGTTTTGGTTTGCCCGGTTTGATTGGTGGTGCTGGTCTTGGTTACGGTGCAGGAACAGGTTTGCAGAAAGCTTTAGACATTCCTCAAGTTGACATGGTTGCTCCTGCAAAGACTTTGAACATGGGATTCAACATTCTTCCGGGTGTTGGCCCATATGTTCAGGCCGCGGCAGGTTTCTTTTTGAAAGATAAACCTCAATTTGATTGGGCTTCAAAAATTCTTACTCCATACGGATCACCTCAAATCGGAATTCTTCCGAACCCTGCATGGTGGCAAAAATTATGGTCAGCGTTTCAAGACCCAGAAAACGATCGTTTGTACGGCGACATGACAATGCAAGTCATGGAAGTTCTTGCCGCATCCGGTGACTACGATCTTTCAACTGAAGCAGATATGCAAAAACTGCAAAACGATTCGGTTGAAAAAGCACGCGCACTTCTTTTCCTTCGCGTTTTGGGACAGTTTGTTGGGCCGACTCGACCCGTTCCGCGTCTTGTTGTTCCGTTAGGTGAAGAAGCAAAGAAACAGACGATTACGGTCGGCAACGAAAAAATTGATTTGTCAAAGACAGACATTCATGCTGTTGAAATGTCAAAGTATTTCCGTCAGTTACAAGACGAAAACTATGACACCGCAGTTGAGATATTTACCGACACGTTCAAAGATGACTTCATGTTGTATCTGGCAGGCAAAACAAAATCGACTGTTTCAGGTCTTGATGCCTCAACAGAATTCGGTAAATGGGAACGTAACAACCAATCGTTTTTCAAAACATACGACGAAGTTGCCGGTTTCTTTTCTCCTGTCGGGTCAAAGTTTGATTATCAGGTTTACCTCCGTCAAATCGAAAACGATGTTCGTAAACCTTTGAGTCCACAAGAAATGATTGAGGAATCTCAACGGTTGATGGGAACCTCAATTTATCGTCGTATGATCCGTGCGGCCGGCCCGAAACCCAACGATGAGCAAAGAGCAATTTTGCGTCGTGAACGAGAAAAACTTTACGATCAATACCCCGGTTTTGCTAAGGCTCCTATTGACGTACGGGCTTTTGATGCCAAAATGAACGTGTTGTATGAGGCCGCGTTTGATGCTCGTATGGACGATAATCAGGTTGCGATAGCGACCCGCGAGTATTTGACTGCTCGCGATGCTGCTTTAGAAGTTGCGGATCAACGCGGCAAAACTTTGGCTGCTGGCGCAAACGCAGATTTGCGTGACATTCTCCGTGCAGAAGGTGAGCGTCTGGCAACGGTGTATCCTGATTTCGGTCGAATTTGGGAACGTTTGTTGTTGCAAGAAGTTGATGTGAAGGACGAGGACTGATTATGGCTCCGAGAAAACCGCGTGAAGGTGGTTCTGACGCTAACAATAGTGCTGATACCGCGATCGAGGATATTCAGAACGCTGGTGCATCTGGCCCCGGCAACTATGTGCCTCCGATCCGTTACATCATTGAGAACGGCAAGTTTGTTCCGTATGACGGCCCCGGTCTTGTCGGTTCAAACGGTAAAGTTGTTCAGTCCGGCCCGTATGATATTGATACTCAGCCCGGGTTTATCTATTCGTCGTTGAGTCCTCGAAATCAGCAGGCTTTGATGCAACAACTTGCGGCAGCCGGGTTTATTTCTAAGGGTGCGATCGGTGATTTCAGTTCTGAGATTTATGCGATCAAACAATGGTTGGTTGCATCGAATATGGCCGGCTTGGAGAAGCAAAACTATTTGAAGCAACGTTTGACCGGTCGCACACCGGTTTCGAGCGGTTCCGGTCGGACTTATCAGGTGACGAATCCTGAGGATTTGAAGGTTGTTGCAAAGCAGGTTGCTCAACAGACGTTGGGGCGTGATTTCACCGATGACGAGGCGAACCGGTTTGTGGAGGCTTTTCAGGCTCAACAGGTTGCTGAACAACGTAAGGCTTCGGGTGGTGGAACGATGACGCAGGCTCCGTCTCCTGATGTGGCTGCCCAAAAGTTTGCTGAGGAGCAGGCTCCTACTGAGGCTTCGGCGTATAAGACGTTGGGCTATATCAACAAGTTCTTCAATGCGATTGGTGGTGTGTGATGGCATCTAAAAAGCCAACGAAACCTGCTGAAACAAAACCGCCGACTCCGATTGATATTGGTGGTTATGCGCCCGGTGCGGTCGGCAAATTTGATCCGTATGTGCCGAAGAAAAAGCCGAGCGATAAATCTAAACCCGCTCCAGTCGCTCCGACCACGGTTACGCCCGTTGATTGGAAGCAGGCAGCCAAAGAACAGTACGGCGGTTATTTCGCCATCATTGAATCTGTCCCCGAAATCTCTGATCTGATTCAGAAAGCGGTTGCAGGCGAATGGTCGGACGCAAAGTTTGAGTACGAACTTCGTCAAACCAACTGGTTCAAGAACAACAGTTCGTCGGCCCGTTCATGGGACAGTCTCAAACAAACTGATCCTGCGACCGCTCAACAGCAGATCGACAAGCAGGCAAACAACGTGAGAAGCATGGCTAACACGCTTGGTTTGGCGTTTGATGATGCGACTGTTATGAAGTTGGCTGAGAACAGTTTGCGTGGCGGTTGGGACGAACAAACGTTGCAGAACGCTGTCGGTGCGGAAGGCGTGAAAACGTCTGGTGGTATGTCTCAGCTGTCGACCGGATTTATCGGTCAACAGTTGCGAGAAACCGCCTCGAATTATGGGATTTCGTTGTCCGATCAAACGTTCAACAGTTGGGTGAATAATATTGCTGTCGGTAAAGACAACATTCAGTCGTTCAACAACTATGCGTTGAACACGGCTAAAGCGTTGTATCCGGGGATTAGCGCACAGTTAGATGCCGGTCAAACGTTTACACAGATCACCGACCCATACCGTCAAGCGGCCGCCCGTATTCTGGAAATCAACCCGGAATCAATCAATTTCACCGATCCAAAATGGGCGCAAGCCGTTACGTTCACGACCGATAAAGGTGAGGCTCGACCAATGAATTACAACGAATGGGGAAAGTATCTGCGTAACGAACGGTCGTTCGGATACGAATACACCAGCGAAGCCAAACAACGGGCGTTCGAAGTAACAAACCAGTTGGCCAATTTGTTTGGGAAGGCATGACATGAGCGACATGGGTTCAACAGCACAGTCGGCGTATGACATCATCGCCCAAACTTTGACATCGTATGGTTTGGAACAGTTGAGTTCGTTTGTCAACCAGATGGTCTTTCAAGAAGACATTGTTGATACGAACATTCTTGTCGGCCGTATCCGACAGACAAACGAATACCGTCAACGGTTCGCCGGTAACGAACAACGTCGTCAAGCCGGCCTCAACGTCCTGTCTGAAAACGAGTACATCCAGTTGGAGAACGTGTACCGTCAGACTTTGCGTTCCGCTGGTATGCCCCGCGAGTTCTATTCCAGCCCCGACACGTTCTCCCGTCTGATCGGTGGCGACGTGTCTCCCGGCGAGTTCGCTCAACGCATCAATCAGGGTTATGAATCTGTCAAGAACGCTGATCCACAGGTGATCGAAGAAATGCGTCGTTTGTACGGAGTGAATGATGGTCAGTTGGCCGCCTATTTCCTTGATCCTGAGAAGGCGACACCGTTGTTGTTGAAGCAGGCTCGCGCCGCTGAGATCGCTGCACAAGGAACGTTGCAAGCCGGATTTGGTTTGACGGCTACGCAGGCTGAACAGTTGGCTCAGGCCGGCGTTACCGGCGAACAGGCTCGACAGTCGTTCCAGACGCTTGCCACAGCGACCGAATTGTTCCAACCGTTAGCCGGTCAGCAGGATGAAACGATCAGTCAGGCTGAACAGGTTGGTGCGGTATTTGGTACATCGGCGGCCGCTCAACAAAGGCTTCGTAAGCGTCAAGCTGAACGCCAAGCCGCGTTCGCTGGTGGCGGTGGATTCGCCGTCGCACAAGACGGGCAGTCGTCAATCGTCTGACAATAGTGGCATCTACTTTTAGATGTGATACACTCATCCTGATGCCAATACCGGCAGGAACCACCGCAAGGTGAGACATAGCAGCACCTTCCCCTGCCTCCGGGGGTTGGTTGGGCGAAGGAGTGTACATAATGGACAGCGAACTCGAACTCGAAGTTGAAGAACAGGAGTCCGGCCGCAATCCTCTCCGCGAGAGGATGAAGCAGTTGGAAGCCGAGAACGCAGCCCTGAAAGCAAGAGCAGACGAAGCCGCATCTGCCGCACGCGAACTGGCGTTTGTGAAGGCCGGAGTTGATCCGAACCTTCCGGTCGCCAAGTATTTCGTGAAGGCATACGACGGTGAACTCACAGCCGATGCGATCCGGGCAGCCGCTATCGAGGCCGCAATCATCCACGACACAAAGGCAGCCGAGAAGGATGCTTGGGACAGAACCGCAAAGGTTGCGTCCGGCAACAACTCTGAGCCTCCCGTGGATTTGATGACCCGGATCGGCAAGGCGACCAGCCAAGCCGAGATCGAAATGCTGCTGTCTGAAGCACGTCAAGCCCAACAGCCCTACTGACCTGCCAGTCGGGGGGCTTCCAAATCTCACTTGAAGGAGTGAACCCTCATGGCATACACAGATACCGCAGCCCTTTCAGTCGATCAGGCAGCATTTGACCGGTTGGCGTACTTCGCCCTCCGTTCCGAACTGCTGTTCGACGCAGCCGTCGAAGTCCAGCCCACGAATCAGGCGATGCCCGGTACGTCGGTGACCTTCACGATCTTCAACGATCTTTCGGCCGCCACCTCCGCTTTGACCGAAACGTCCGATGTGACCGCCGTGGCCATGTCCGACTCGCAGGTCAGCGTCACCCTCGCCGAGTACGGTAACGCCGTCCTCACCACCGCCAAGCTTCGCGGAACCTCGTTCCTCGACGTGGACACGGTGGCCGCGAACGTCGTCGGCTACAACGCTGGCATCTCGATCGACAGCATCGTCCGCGATGTGATCGCTGGTGGCACGAACGTGGTTTACGGTGGCGGTGGATCGTCCACCCCGTCGAGCCGCACCACCGTCGCCGCCGAAGACATCATCGAGGCCAACGACATCCGCAAGGTGACCGCCCAGTTGCGTGGCGCGAACGTTCCGACGTTCAACGGCCTGTACATGGGTTACATCCACCCGGACGTGGCTTACGACTTCCGTCGTGAGACTGGCGCGGCCGCGTGGCGTGACCCGCACGTGTACGTCGACACCAGCATGATCTACAACGGTGAGATCGGCGCGTTCGAAGGAGTGCGTTTCATCGAGACTCCGCGAGCGAAGGTGTTCGAGAACGCTTCGGACGGTTCCGGTTCGACCGGCACGATCGAGGTGTACTGCACGCACATCATGGGTCGTCAGGCCATCGCGAAGGCGTACAGCCAGCAGGACGGCAACGGTGCGGTTCCGAAGGTCGTTCGCGGCCCGATCACCGATACCCTCAACCGTTTCCAGCCGGTCGGTTGGTACTGGTTGGGTGGCTACGGCCGATTCCGCGAGGCGGCTCTCCGTCGCATCGAGTCGTCCAGCTCGCTCGCCTGAGTCTGAGTCAACCCGCTTTGAGGTCGGGGATGCGGTACAATTACCGTGTCCCCGGCCTTTTGGCTTTAGTGAGGTAACTGATGTCGATTTCGAATTATCTTGAGAACGCTTATTTGGACACGTTGCGGAATACTTCGCTTGCTGTGTCGGCGGTGTATGTGAAGTTGCATACGGGTGATCCGGGTGAGGCTGGTACGTCGAACGCGGCGACTGAGACGACTCGTAAGAGTATTTCGTTTTCGGCTGCGTCTTCTGGGTCGATGGCTTCGTCTGCGACTGTGGAGTGGACGAATGTGGCTGCGACGGAGACGTATTCGCATTGGTCGTTGTGGGATGCTTCGACTTCTGGTAATTGTTTGTGGTCGGGTGCGTTGTCGTCGTCGGCTGCTGTGACTGCTGGGGATACGTTCCAGATTACTTCGTTGACGTTGACGTTGGATTGAGAGGTGGCCGTAGGTGGCTACTAATTTTCCGTCTTCGCTTGACAGTTTGACTAACCCGGCTTCGGGTGATTCTCTTTCGTCGCCTTCTCATTCTGTTCAGCACGCTGATGCGAATGATGCGATCGAGGCGTTGCAGGCGAAGGTTGGGGTTGATGGTTCTGCTGTTACGACGAGTCTTGATTACAAGGTGACGAACGGTGTTTTGTCCGGCCTGAATGTTGATTCGGGTGTCTTGTATGTTGACGCGGCGAATAATCGCGTCGGCATCAACAACCAGTCTCCTGCGTATGCATTAGACGTGACCGGGGTGGCAAATGCGACAGCGTTCATTCAGAACGCGGCTGATTATTTGTCGCCGTACAACGGGTTCCGTAATGCGATCATCAACGGGGATTTCCGCATCAATCAGCGTGTGTGGTCGTCGTCTACAGCAAGCGCAACTTATGGTTTTGATAGGTGGAGAGCATTCAACTCTGGTGGGACAGTCACCATGTCATCACAGTCGTTCACGGTTGGTTCTCCAGCCGCAACTGGGTACGAGGCAGAAAAGTTTGTGCGTTTGGTTAGTGCGTCACAGTCAGCATCAGGTGATTATGCGGTATTGCAACAACCAGTAGAAGATGCTCGCACATTTGCTAATGCCACAATCACAATTTCGTTTTGGGCGAAAGCCTCGTCAGGTACACCGAAAGTTGCTGTAGAAGTAGCACAAGTCTTTGGTACTGGTGGAAGCCCATCGGCAGACGTAAACACTTTGGGTGGACAAGTAACTTTGTCAACGTCATGGGCGCGATACAGCGTTACTATGTCTGTACCGTCAATTAGTGGAAAGACTTTTGGGAGTAGTCTCAATTCATCTACTTTGAATGTGAATCTTTGGACTTCGGCAGGCTCTACGTTCAACAGTCGTCTGAATAGTCTTGGCATCCAGAACAACACCTTTGACTTCTGGGGTGTTCAGGTTGAGCGTGGGTCGTATGCGACTCCGTTTGAACAGCGACCCATCGGCACGGAGTTGGCGTTGTGTCAGCGGTACTATTTCAGCAGTTATGGCGCTGGAGTAGCACCAGGCGCTAACTTGTCGGCCTCTGTCCCTACGGCGACAAACGCTTTAATCGCGTTAGCCGTAACAGATCAGTTTGCAGCAATCTTTGTATCGCAAGTGATGAGGGTTGCCCCGACTTTGACGGTGTATTCGATAGCAGGAACATCTGGTAAAACAAGTCATGTCGGGTCGCTTGTGTCAACAAGTTACACAGATAACACGACAAAGTTTTCCGTTGCAACAGACAAAGGTTGGACGATCGCTATGGATGAAAGCGGATCAAACACAGGATGGTACGTTCTGTGCCACTACACAGCAAGCGCGGAGTTCTAATGTTCTACGTTTCTGAACATCATGGATTGGTTATGGTTGAGAATGGTGTCGTATCATTTGTTCCAACCGCTGAGGCGAACGTCGAATATCAAAAGTATTTAGCGTGGGTCACAGAAGGCAACACCGCAGAACCGTGGAACGACACCCCCACCGAAATAACACCACCCCCCGGAGGCTAAATGCCTCACCTATACAACGACGCTAACTACACCTACAATGCGTCAAACCTCACCTATGACGGCGTAGCAACCTTTACCGCTACTGCTACTGGGTCGGGTGCTGGTACAGAAACCGCGTCGTCTGTTCGAATCAAAGCACGATCCGCTACAGGGTCTGGTGCTGGTAGTGAAACCGCCGACTCGAACATCAATCCTGTACGTACCGCCACCGGGTCTGGTACAGGAACAGAAACCGCAACTCGCATCCGCGTCCCAGTTCGCACAGCAACCGGATCAGGCACAAGCAGCTTTGACTCGACCGGACTGCACATTGTTCCCCGTACCGCATCTGCTTCCGGTACGGGGACATCCCTCACCGCCATCACAGTCGGCCGTCTACGCACCGGCTACGGCTCAGGTGGCGCAACCGCAAGCGATAGTGCCACCGGCCGTCATATCGCCCCTCGAACCGCAACATCTAGTGGTACAGGCACATCATCGTCGCTTAGTGGCATCCTCTTTATACGAACCGCCTCAACATCTGGGGCCGGCACACAAACAGCCAACTGGACGAAATCTTTGATTTTCCGGCCGCCCATCGAAGACAGATTCCCGTGGTCGGACTATCGAGAATCCACACCATCGCACCGTCTATTCGCCCGCGCCAACCCCGGCTACCGCGCCCGCAACATCTTCCGGCTAACCAACGGCACATACACCAACGTAGACCCGCTCGATCCGTCGCTCGTAGACAAGGTGTATCTTGGAGCGCACGAACACTTCGTAACAGAACAAGAGAAAGCCGACCTTGTAGCGGCCGGATACACGGTGACATGATGCCCATATTCAGATGCCCGTCAGACAACTTCTACAACCTGTCCGACTTCGATGAAACAATCCCGTGGGGTGAACGCGAACGGTTCTCCTACCGTCTTCTACGCCACTATGCGGCCCTCCCCAAAGGACGCAACGTCTACAAGTTGACAGACGGATCGTATGTCGAGTCGGAACCATCCGACATGGCAACTGTAGTAACTACTTATTACGGTGGTCACGACAACCAGATCACCGATGAAGAAGCCGCGCAACTGACATCAGCCGGTTACGGGGCGTATATTACGTGACATGGTGAAACACCAAGAAACCCATCCGAACCTTGATGTTGAAGGCTGTTTTGGTTGTCGGATCGCCCATGTGCGTATCAGTTCCGCAGCAACCCCTACCCGCCGTCAACAGGTTCAACACATCGCCAACAAAGAAGCAGTCCTCGACAAAGATTTGGATGCCTATAAACGGCTTCGCAACGACGGTCTGCAACCACGCAAGATCGATGGGGCAGCCGAAGTTGAGAAACGGGCTGAAACGAAAGCACAAGTGGAGTCCGGTCTGATCCCATGATCTACGACATCAAAGGGGTGAACATCCCTCATGTCGGCTACGGACGGATGGTGGACGAGTTCGCCCGCCACCTTGCCGGCCGTGGAGAACTGTCCGACGACGCTGGAACTGTTGTGTTCGGGATGTTGCCGGACATGGTGAAAGGCTGGTGGGAAGGCCAGTCCACAGCGGTTATGACAATGTGGGAAACCGACCGTCTACCCGCACGTTTTGAACGGTTCAGCCGACTGTTTGACCGGGTGATCGTCCCATGCGACTGGAACAAAGAACTGTTCGACACTATCCACGACGACGTTCACGTTGTCCCTCTGGGTGTCAACCATGATGTCTGGTTTCCACAGAACGTCCCCGACAACGATCGATTCCGTTTTATGACTGGCGGTTCAGGGTGGTTGCGTAAAGGTATCCCGCAGGTCATTCAAGCGTTCAAAGATGCGAACCTGCCGGACTCCGAACTGGTCATCAAAATCCCGCCATACACGTTTGACGACCCACAAATCTACGATTTTGAGGATCGGATTACCGTCATCAAGGATGCGCTTGATCCGATCGCAGAACGTGATCTGCACGCTACAGCCGACTGTTTTGTGTCGGCATCGAGGGGCGAAGGGTTCGGGATGATGCCCCTCCAACAATGTGCGTTAGGGAATCTGGTGATCGGCACAGCCGCTCACGGTCACCTCATGTTTTCCCGTCTACTTGATTTCCCGTTATCTGCCCGCAAAGAGAAAGCGTTTATGTCCAACTTTCCTGAGGTTGGGAACTGGTTTGTGCCGGATCATGATGAACTGGTGGACTCGATGCGCCACGCCTACAAGCGGGGTAGACCGGCTTTATGGGAGCGACAACTCCGATTTGAGGATACGTTGCCGTTTTCGTGGGATAATGCCGTTGATCGGCTATTGGAAGTTCACCCGCCGACCGACCGTATCACTCAACAAACATGGGTGGAAACCGGCAGTCAGATGATCCCCGTAAAAGCCACGAAAACGCTTGTCGCTGACATCGGCCGCTATCGGATTCGTTTGACGGCAGGGGAAACAAGCTGGGTTCCGCTATCAACATTGGAGAACCTGCTGGACGCTCAGGCCGTCATCCAAAACTGACAGTCTGTAGGGTATACTCACGGTGTATCTTTCAGATCGGAGTACCCCCATGTCCATGAAGGGCGAAAAGTACAAGTCGAAGCCGGCCAAGATGAAGCACGAAGATTCCGAAGGTAAGAAGGAACGTGAGATGGAATACGGCAAGAAGGCTCGAAAGAAGAAGAAGTGACCACAGCCGGTGATTTGATTGACCGGTCTGTTCAACAGTTGTTGGCTGGCACGGTTGAGGAACGCAACAAGCTTGTGTCGTCCGTGGACTCCGATGACACCCTGTTGACGCTCACCTACAATCTTGGTTCGCTCCGCGAAAACACCGTTTTTGAGATTGGTACGGAACTGTTTTATGTGTGGGAAGCGAACACCAGCGCAAAGACTGTGACTGTGGAGCGTGGCTATGGTGGCACGACCGCCAGTTCACATTCTGCTGGGGCGATCATCACCGTCAACCCGCGTTTCCCCCGCCACCATGTACTCACCGGCCTGAACTCTGATCTCGCTGACTTGTCGTCACCGATGAACGGTTTGTTCCAAGTGAAGACGGTGGACATCTCTTACAACGGTTCCGACCGTATGGTAAACCTCACCGGGGTTACCAGCATCATTGATCTGTACGATGTTCGTTACCGTTTCCTCACCGACGACTATCCGATCATCCGCAACGTTCGCCTTCTCCGTGATATGCCCACCAGCGACTTCGCATCCGGGTTTGCGTTAGCGTTTGACTCGTATGTTCGTTCCGGTACGGTGCGCGTCATTTACAAGGCTCCGTACACGCCGTTCACTAGTGAGTCGACCACCGTGTCTTCGATCGGCGCATCCTCGGAGATTGAAGATTTGTTGGTTTTGGGAACTCAGATTCGTTTGATGGCTGGCCGCGAAGTAAAGCGTAACTTCACCGAATCGCAAGGCGACACCCGTCGAGGCGACGAAGTACCTGCCGGTGCTGTCGGCAACAGCGTCACGAACTTGTTGCGTTTGCGTCGTGACCGCATCACCGCTGAAGCTGCACGTCTGAACCGTCAATATCCGACACGTATCAGGAAGTAGCCGATGGCTACTTTGATGGATTTCACGACCGCCTTCACGGGTGGGCCGACGTTCTTCACGGGTACAGGCACATCGTCACTTGTCCCCGACATCTTCCCTGTCGCTATCGGCGGTCACTCGTATATGTTGGACATGAAGTCCAATCGGTTTACTCGCACGTTTGAGAACCGTTTGCGTGATTCTGCCGACGATTCAAACATTCCGGGTGAGGCTGCGATCAACCCGCAGGGTTTGTGGCGACGTTCGCAAGTGTCTTGGCATAAGGGGTCGGGGCAGAAGTATGGGGATACTGCTGACGGTGTAGATACCCGGTTCTATACGTCTAAGAATGTTGATCCGTGGACTAAGGGTCAGTTGTCAATGTTGAAGACAACATCGCAGGTGTTGAGTTCTGCGTCTACCAACCTGTACATGGTTGTGGCCGGCGACCGTCTGTACGTTGCCGATAATCAGACGTTGAAGTACACAACTGACCTATCAACGTTCTCGACTGTTACAGGCACACCATCTGCGGCGATCAACGGTATGACGACAGACGGCTACACCGTCTATGTGTCGTATGAAGGCAACGGTATTTACACGACTAACACCGGGTCAACTTCTGCGTCGTCGTACAACACCGGCCACAACTGGGGTGTTCTTGGCTACGTCAAAGGTCGTTTGATGGCGGCCGGTTCCGGCTCAACTGACGGTTACAAGCTGTGGAACATTACAGCATCCGGCAACAACCCTACGATCCTGTACACGCACCCTAATAACGCGTTCCGTTATGTCGGTTTCGCAGCCGGTCAAAACCACATTTATGCGGCCGGGTACGCAGGCAAAACCAGTCTCATCTATCGCACCGCTATCAAAGCAGACGGCACATCCCTCGATGTCCCCGTACAGGCAGGTGAACTACCTATCGGAGAAGTTGTCTCCACTATCTACGGATATTTGGGAAGCATCATCATTGGCACAAACATGGGTGTCCGTCTCGCCACCTCCGACAACAACGGCGACCTACTCATCGGCCCCATCCTCGAAACCACCAGCAGCGTCAAATGCGCTTCGGGTGACGGACGGTTCGTCTGGTACGGCTGGACAAACTTTGATGGCACATCCACCGGGCTGGGTCGCATGGACTTGTCGCAGTTCAACAGCACCAACGAACCCGCATACGCCTCCGATCTGATGGCTGATGTTCAGGGTGACGTGAACGCGATCGTCAACTGGGGCGACTACCGCCTGTTCTCCGTATCAGGGCAAGGTGTATACCGTGAACACGCCACCAACCTTGCGGCCAGCGGATACATCGAGACAGGGTTCTGGCGTTGGGGTATCCCCGACCGCAAGTTCCTCGCCTTCTTTGATTTCCGTACACGTCCGCTTCGTGGCTCCATCACCCTTTCATACGACCATGATGGTTCCGGCTACGAGACGCTCGCACCATTCAACACAGCGAACGCAACCGAACTCTCATTAGACGGCCCGGACGGACAGTTCGGTGAAACCCTCATCAAACTATCGTTCACCCGATCATCGTCCGATTCCACGCTCGGCCCCACCTTGACACGCTGGCAAGCCCGCGTCTTCCCCGCCCCAGTACGAAGCGAACTATTCAGCGTCCCCGTACTCCTACACCGCAAAATCAACCGCTTCAACCGTGACTACTACCTAGATGTAGTCAGCGAACTGTCGTATCTACGCGGCCTCATCTCAGACCAACGCATCATCTCATATCAAGAAGGCGAAGAAACTTTCCGTGCCATCGTCGAGAATGTAGAATGGTTCCCGATCGATTCGGGCGACAAGTCGTGGGAGTACGACGGAACAGCAGTAGTAACACTCAGGAGTTTGGTGGCATAAATGGCAAAGACACGCAGAAGCTACAAGGGTGGAGCAGCGTCCACCACGATTACCGGCACGCTCGCGTCCAACGGGACGAACTTTGTGATCGCCGCATACACCGGCTGGCCGTATGGCAGCAACCCGTTTTATGTGGTGATTGAGCCGGGTACAGCGAACGAAGAAAAGATTTTGGTTACCCGTTCCGGTGCTACCGACACGACGGTGAACGTCACGACCCGCGGGGCAGATGATACGACCGCCGCTCAACACGCTGCTGGTTCCGTTGTCTACCCGGTTTTCACCGCTGTTGACGCTGATGAGGCGAACGAGTTGGCGGCCACGATGACCTCAAAGGGTGACATCCTGACGCATGACACCTCGACGTTTGCTCGTCTGGCTGTCGGTACGAACGCGTATGTTTTGAAGGCTGACTCGTCGGCTTCGACTGGTTTGGCGTGGGGTCAGGTTGCGACGGCCGGTATTGCTGATGATGCTGTTACTTCTGCAAAGATCGCTGCTGATGCGGTGGGTTCTTCGGAGATCGCTGCTGGTGCTGTTGGCGCGTCTGAACTGGCTTCCGATGCTGTCACTACTGTCAAGATTTTGGATGCAAACGTTACGGCCGGCAAACTGGCTTCCGATTCGGTGACCACCGCCAAGATTCTTGATGCCAATGTGACGACGGCGAAACTGGCTGATAGCGCGGTAACTACTGCAAAGATCACCGATCTGAACGTGACGACCGGCAAGATCGCTGATACGGCGGTGACTGCTGGCAAGCTCGCGTCGGATGCTGTGACGACCGCCAAGATTTTGGATGCGAATGTGACGACCGCCAAGATTGCGGATTCGGCTGTCACGTCAGCCAAGATTGCGGATGGCACGATCGTGAACGCTGACGTGAACGCGTCGGCCGCTATCTCCTACACCAAGTTGGCTGGCGTGTACACCAACGCCGGTTCCACGAACCCGGTTGTGACTATCTCGACTTCCTCCCCGACTGGTGGTTCTGCTGGGGACATCTGGTTCAAATACTGATGCCTACTTACGTTCACGACGGTTCTGGTTGGCAGGAGTTGACTGGTACGGATCGCCCGTATGTTCATGCTGGCGGTTCGTTTCAGGGTGTCACCAACATTTACGCGCACAATGGTTCCGGCTGGCAGCAGGTATATCAATACGACAACACCGGGCCGACCGGTGGCGGCATCACATCAATTTCTTGGAATCAAAGCCTTCCCGGTTTCACAGTCAACTATGCGTCTACAAGCGACGCTGGTTCGGGTGTGTCATCGTATGATCTTCAATATTCTTCCAACAATTCAAGTTGGTCGACTGTTACAAGCATTTCTACTTCGGGTGGCAGCCATTCGTATTCGGTGTCAAGTGGCAATCGAGGAAACATTCATTATTTCCGTACTGTCGCCACCGACGCTGCGAACAACACCACCACCTCAGCTGCTTCTTCTGCATATGCGAAACCGCTCGGCACGTTCTATGTGACGGCTACCAGTCATGGCACATACGGTTCAACAGGTGGATGGCGTTCCGACTTGGGCAACATAGGAAGCATCTTCTCGGGATGGATTAGCAGCACTTACGGCTACCAATATGGGCATTGGTTCTACGGCACAAGTGTTGCTGCTGTTGCAAAGGGTTATGCCCCGGACAGCGGGACTATTCGTACCTACCGTAGTAGCGCAGACGGATGCTCTAGCGCAGTTGTCGCTTTCGGAACACACGACTATGCGTCTCAACCGTCTGGCGCACCAGCCAACGACACGACTTATTACACGACCGGCACATCGCAAACACAAGGAAATGCGCGAGAGTTCACATTGACTTCAGCGACGTTGGGTCGCATCGCCGTGTATTCAAATTTCGGAATGTTCATGTATCCGGGCTATTCCAACGGAACTGTTGACGGAACTGCGTCAACAAGTTGTGGTAGCGGTTCAACATACCGTGTGTTTGATTCGCCGTTTAGCGACGCAAATTCAGGTCGCCTAACACTCGTCTACAACTAAGGAGCAAACATGGGACGCAACTACACAGGATTTGACGGCAACGCCACCGGCAAACGAGCCGGCCTCGAAAAGTTTGTTGAACTCACCATCAAACATTTCAACAACGGCGTGTGGAACAATGGAACATGGTCGGTTCGCAACATGAACAATCCGAACCTTGCTACTCCACGACCCTCAGTCCACGGAACCGGACGTGCGGCCGACCTCTCATGGCGCAAAAACAAGGCGAAAGGTTTTGGTGACTACGCCGTCGCCTGTCAGGTTGTGGACTTCTGGGTTGCCAACGCCGAACTGTTCTTGGTTGAAGAAATCCACGACTACTGGCCTGCCCCGCACGGACGCGGATGGCGTTGCGACAGATCAGTCTGGACGACCTACAAGAAGCCGTCCATCGGATCAGCCCCCGGAGGCGACTGGTTCCACGTCGAAATCGCACCAGCTCATGCCGACGATCCCGCTTACTATGAGCAGGCGTTCGCCAGTCTCGGAGGCGCACCCGCCCCCACGCCCGCCCCTGCACCCGCACCGGCCGGTGGACTGAAGTTTGAATACCCCGGAACACCAATCAAACTTGGCAGCAAAGGTGACGCGGTGAAACTCGTTCAAGCAGTCGTCGGTGAACCGGTGATCGACGGAGATTTCGGTCGTAAAACCGATGCTGTTGTTCGCTTGTGGCAGGCCAAGCAGGGTTTGAAGTCGGATGGAATTGTCGGGCCTGCAACATGGGCCAAAATGTTCGGTTGAAGTGAGGCATCTCCCTCGCCTCACCCTCCTAGCCCTCACGTTCCTGACATGGGCATCATCTCCGGCGCACGCTGACACCGTCACCGTCACCGGCCCGACCGACATCTGGTTCACATTTGACGAACCATCAACATTCACAGTACGCACATTCGCAATCCAATACGGGATTGACTCAATGCTGTGGCTGTACAACTCTGAAAACACGCTGATCGCCCAAAACGACGATTACTACGGGCTGGACTCGTACCTTCAAGTCCCAGTCGAGCCGGGGCAATACCGGCTTCGTGCCGGGGTTTGCTGTGGAAACCCGGAGGCGTGGTATGGAACATCGTATGTCGTTGACACAAACTCCACCCCCAGCCAGCCCACCACCAGCACAACCACAGAACCCTCAACGACGACAACTAGCACGACCAGTACGACGACGACCGAACCATCCACCACCACAACAAGCACAACCAGTACCCTGCCGGAAACCACAACAACCAGCGAGGTAACAACATGGCCCCCAACCCTTCCATCTACGACATCGACCAGCACCGTGCCGCCTACCTCAGAGCCGTCAACAACGACGACCCTGCCTGCCCCACCCCCGCAGACGACGAGTACGACGACATCTACCATCCCGCCTACCGTGCCGCCTACGAGCAGTCCCGAAACAACCATCCCGCCAACCACCGAAACCGTCCCAGAACCCTCTGAAACGCCGTCTGACAGCCTCCCCGCCCCAGACCCCACCGAACCCCCAGCCGACCCGCTGGAGACGCTCACAGACGAAATAACGCCCGAACAGGCGGCCGACTTAGCCACCGACCCAGAAGTGCTGGCAGAAGCCACCCCCGAACAAGCCGCCGAAATCTTCGATGCCATCAACCCCGACGAACTCACCGAAGAAGAAGCCCTAGCCGTCGTCGCAGCCGTCCAAAACGCCCCCGACGAAATCCGTGAAGCGTTTGAAACCGAAATCAACGTGTTCGACGGCCAATTTGACACCTATGTTCCCCTCGGATCAGCCGTAGATGTCGGCACACGACGCACAGTCACAGCCGGAACTGTCACAATGGGAGTCGTCGCAATCACCCCAAACAGGAAAAAGCCATGAAATACTTTCGAATCTTCCTAGAGGCCGGGATTATGCTCGCCGGCCTCATCCTCGTCCTCATCACCCTGTCCGGCACAACCCGCGACATCGGGGTCGTCTGCGCCATCGCATCCATCCTGATGTACCTCGGAGTCAGTCTCACAGACGACAAATAGACTGCTAAAGTAGGGTACACTTATACCCGTGGCAAACCATCTGCGGATACAAGTAGGACTCGTCGTCGCTGTCGCGGCCGCCTGCCTGCTTGCAGCTTGCACCGACCATTACAGGAACCCCAATGACCCCCGTAAACAGCCCGCGCCGTCGTCAACGACTCTCCCCAAGTGAGATCGAAGCCCGCATCCGGGCTATCTTGATTCTCACTCTCGCAGGCGTTCTCGGACTCACCGTCCTCGGGATGCTGTACTCCCTCATCTTCGTCTACCAGCCTGAAGAAGCAGCCCCGCTCGATCTCGCGTTCATGGACGTTCTCAGCCCGCTGTCGTTCTCGATCGGCGGTGCGCTCACCGGACTCGCCGCAGGCGGGGCAGCCAAGAAGATCGCAAACCGCGACTCCGACGACGAGTGACCCGTGGAAGCGATACTTGTACCCATCGCCGTAGCCCTCATCGGCGGGCCGGTGATGTGGTTCCTGCATCGTCTTGACCAACGGAACACCGCGCAACACGGCCAGTCAATGAAAATTCTGACTGAAGTACGAGACGACATGAAAACTGTTCGCCGTCGCCTCGACAAGCATATAGACTGGCACGCTCACCAAGAATAACCCCAGCGTACAGGGCTAATTTGTAAAGGATGCTTGACTTTGTGTTCCCATGTCTGTCAACTGTTCCCTGAAATCAGACACTACCTGACACGGGTAGTGCCAAAAGGGAGAGAAGACGAACAACTATTGTTGTCGTTGATAAACAGATTGGAGTGCTGTGAGCCTCGCAAAATCGTTAGGGATACCCGACAAACCTGCGCCCCGCGCTAGATGTCCGATCGCTCTACTGTACGAAACTTTGAGCAACGAAGATCGAGCAGCTTTATACGACACGATGGTGAAGATTCAGACCGCCGATCTAATGTCCCGTAAAAACGGGCAGAATCCGTACACCG